TGACTGACACGCTGGGCATAGCCGTCGCCAAATTGGGTTTTAGTAATGTTATGGTGAACACTGGCGGACGCTCCCATGTTCATTTTCCAAGTGAAGGTTTTCATAGGTAATCTCAAATAAAAAACCCTATCAAATGATAGGGTTTACTGAACAATCTATTTTATCCAATCAGACGCTCTCGATAAAAATCAAACTCAGCCTGAATAGCCTCCTTTGTTTCTTGTTCATAATCATCTGACTGCATAAGTCCTTCTTTTAATTCGTTCATAAAATTTAAATAATCATTTAAATCAATGATGCCTTTTTTGGATAAATAAAGTATTGTACCAACATTGGCTAAACTTCGCGCATGTAACTCTTTAGCAAAGGGTGACGCGATATCTTTTGCGAATTCTAGCATCTGTTTTTCATTCATGGCTATCTCCCGTATAATTCACCGCCTTGTCGGCGTGCTTGAATAAAACGCTGATTAAGTTTTGCATCAACGGTATGACTAATCATCTTACCGATAGTTACCATCATATCACCATTTGGCATTTGTTGTACATCGGTCTTTTCGCCTGAATAGTTATTGATAACGACATTCACAGGGCGGTCGCCTGTACCGATTTTATCTAACTTGTCATCCAAGGCTTTAGCAGTATGCCGTGGTAGCACCCGTTCACCTTTTTCCAAATTCCAAGTACCTGATTTTGGCACGCTCATAATGCCGTCGTGAGCTTGACCGACGGGCATGACCACCGATTTAATGGCGCTGATGATATTTGCTGTTTGGCTTGCGATCGTCGCCATTGCACCTAAATTTGCTGGGAATGGATTGGCGGATGCCATCGCCATCGCTGTTTTAATTGCAATGATAGAGCGTGAGATTGCTACGCCCTTTTCAAATGCCAGAATCGTTCGATACAGTTTTGACTGCTCGCCAAAAGCTGATTTAGTAATTGCAGTAATGCCGCCAAGCGTGCTTTGGGTCGCATTAAGCAGTAGTTTTTCTTTTGCGTCAGCATATTGTTCAGCTAAGATTTTAGACTGCTCATAATACTCAGACTCAAGTATGAGCCCATCTTCATACGCCTGTTTTAACTTTGTTTTTTCTTCAGCAAAAACCTCTTCAATTTTGGCATAATTCTCAATCGCACCTGCATTGATATTGCCAAGCCCTGCGATACCTTCAAGCACGCCGCCTAAGCCCTCACCAAAGCTGTCTGATTTGATCGCATCTTTTACATCAAACACGCTCTTATCTTTGAGCTTTTCGCGTAACTCAGCCAGTTGCTCAGTAAGCTCAACCTGCTTAGTGAGTTGCTCAATCTGCTTTTTTTGCTCTTCAGTAAACTGGCTTTGCTTAAGTAGCCAGCTCGTTTCGGTACCGCCACGAAGCATGTGCAATTTCTTTTCAAGATCGAGCTGCTTTTCAGATTGCAATGTCTCAAATTCTTTGAGTTTCATTTCATCAATCATGGCTTTTTTAAGCACATCACTAATGTATCGATACTCACGATAATATTTGAGCTTATACTCAAGCTGCTCAACTTCTGTTTTTCCGATGAGATTGCGTTGCTCTCGTATTTCGTCAATCTTATTGCCAAATTCCAAATTCTGAATTTCTTTTAACAAGCCGATATGCTCAAGCATGTCATCTTCAGTAGCAGAATAGTATTTTTGACTTGTTTTGTAAGCATGTTCTAAGCGTTCAATCTCATCCATGCCAAATGATCTGACAGACTCTCTTAAGCCGTCAAGCTCATCACCGATTGAGATTATATTCTGTAAGCGTTTCTCAGTTTCTTTGAGCTGTGAGATCTGAGTATAATCTTTCGACTTTAAAAACTTCTTAGCGTCGCCATATTTTCCAAAAGCAATGTCGGTCAAAAAATCAGCATAAGGATTGCCCTTAAGCTCTTGTTGTAGCTTATAGACACTCTTAGCGATATTGATACGCTCATCATCAGTGGCTTTTTTGATGTCCTCAGCCATCTTTTTGGCTTCTTTTTTCGTTTTTGCCGCACCTTTTTTTATACCAACTGCCAGGCCATCAGCGATCCAGTAGCCGACTTGCATCATCACACGAGATGGCGAGCGGATGTCAAAAAAGTTCGTAACTGCATTTTTCACGCCAGATGCCAGTTCTTTTGACTTAGCCACGGCGGAGCTGATTTTGTCATTGATGCCTTTCACCAAGCCATCAACAGCATCTTTACCCGCTTGGTATAAGTCAGTGCCAAGCTGCTTAATGGTATTGACAACATCGGTACGCAGCTGATTAAATGCATTACCTGCAGTTTTTAGACCGTTTTTGATGGCATTAACAACCGCATTCATGTCACCATTGATGATGCCTTTGATGACTCCGAGTGCTGTCTCAACAATGGCTTTAGCAATATCAAAACCAAAATTAAATGCTGCGGCAATGCCAGTCAGCACCGCTTTGATGATTGATAAGATAGCATTCATGCCAAAACTGACAGATGCTTTGATGACTTCAAACGCTGCCAAAGGTATCGTCGAAAATCCATGCCAGAACGCTTTGGCGGTATCTAACACAACATCAAATACCGATTTCATGCCGCTAAAATAGCTTTTAATATTATCAATCGCTGTCTTAATTGGTGCAGGCAGACTATTAAAAATTTCGGTTGCTTTGGCTTTGATAGTGTCCCAGTTTTTGTACAAAAGAACACCAATTACAATTAAACCAGCAATCGCAACTCCGATACCAAGCATTGGCAAGCTGATACCTGAAATCGCATTTCCCAAAAGCTTACCTATATCTGAAAGACCAGCAAATGATGCGCTCAGCACCGGTACCGCCAAGCCGATGGCACCGATTGCCACCCCCAAGCTAAGTATAACGCCTGTCGCAATGGTCAAGCTTGCAACAATCTCAGAGTTAGCCTCAACCCACTTGGTCAGATGATCAACAATCAGTCCAGATTTTTCAACGATCTTGCGCACAGAAGGCTCAAAGACTTCGCCAATCGTTGCGCTCAAAATTGATTTTCGGTTATTCAAAATCTCAATTTGATTTGACAAGGTATTGACTTGCGCCACAAACTCTTTGAACATTGAGCCAGCATATTGAGACTCATCGCCAATAGACTTTAAATTTTCTTTTAAAAAATCTGTATTCTGAATATATTGAGAGAACACTGGTAGCGCTTCTGTACCAACCAATGCTGATGAAACTGCGCTCTGTTGTGCTTCTGGCAGTTTTTTAATCTCATCAATGATTCTTAAAATAGTACCAATGGCATTTTTTTGCATGTCTTCAGCGACTTTTTCAGCGCTCAAGCCCAGTTCTTCAAACGCTGTTCTTTGCGATTTGGTAGCATTTGCACCACGGGTCAGATACAAAGAGATATTTTTGATGCCCGTTGCTGTCGATGATGCATCCAAGCCCACCACCGATGCTGCCAATGCTGATAGCTCAGCAGCAGAAATATTGGCAAGCTCAGCAATGGTACCGACAGACTGCACGACGGTCATAATTTTATCAGCAGCATTGGGTGTGCTATTACCCAAGTAGTTGATCTGGTCAGCAAGCTCGACCACTTCTTCATGTGTCAGCCGAAATCCTGCTCGCATTTCAGAAAGTGACTGACCTGCGCTCTCAGCACTTATGCCAAAAGCTGTAGACATTTTTGCTGCAGTTTCCTGTGTGCCTTGCCAAATCCTGCATAGGCACGCCTGCTTGACCAGCTGCCGCCGCGATATTGCTTAACTCTTCAAAAGTTAATGGCAGATACCCAGTCATGTCCATCAGCTCTTTTTTGAAGTTCTTAAAGCCATCGGGCGAATCAAAGTCCACGACTTTTTTAACTTCTGCAAGGGCTGATTCAAACTTCATCGCTTCATTGACAGATGATTTGATGCCGTAGCCGACTGCCGCCATAGCAGCAGCACTAGCCGCACCAATGCCACGCATTGCACTCAGCGCCTGCTCATGCTTGCGATTAAATCGTTCAAGTCTGTTATGTATCTCTTCGTTCTTTTTTGCAAAAGCGTTGAGATTTTCAGAAGCTTGTTTCAAGCCACGATCAAACTCTGTCGTCGTCGCTTCAAGCACAATTTGTAATTTTGATACAACTGCCATAATTCACCCAATAAAAAACCGCCCATAAAGGACGGTTGGTTTTTTAAGTTATATAGTGCTATTTAGCTTGTTGATTGGTGCGGATTACTCTAAAGATAGCAATCGGGGTGATGCCATAACTGCTTGTATTCCTCAAGCTTTTTCTTTACCGCCTGCCTTTTTCTATCACCATACAATTGCTTGTATTCTTCTTCGGTTGCAAAGTGCATTGTTGGCTCAAGTAGATTTTGCAGTGTTTCTATATCTGTAATGCTTAGCACACCGTTTAATAACACCAAATTACCTGCTGAATTCTCACCAAGTTCTCGACTGATAAATCCTAACTCGTCTAGCTTATCAATCATTTCCCTAGGTAATGTTGGTGTCGCATCATAAGTCTTTTCGCTAGATTGATTTTCACCTGTAGCATAGTTCACCTTAGCGTCAATCTTTGCCATAGCATTTACGCCTAAAGCACCCTCGCTCGCTAAGCTGCTATTAAGTGCGTTATTTGCCTTAATGCTAGCCAACGAGCCAAACCCGGTCAGCTGCGCATAAAACGAGCGAATTTTAATGCTGTCAAGATATAAAAAATCAAAGAGAGATTCTGTGATTGGTGATTCTTGCGCCATGGTTAATCTCCTCTTTTACCTTTTTTTGCTCTTGGTGAAATTTCTCGGTTTCCCTGCTCATTGCTTGGTTTAGGCAACTAAACATATCACGCAAAAGTTGAGCAGAGTGGTGAGTTGCATCTGATTTTTTAGCATTATCTTGCATACACCCATCTCCTTGATGATAACAATACTAAAAGTATCGCTGAAATTATATTATAGCAAGCATGATATGGTTTGAACAATTTGTTTTACTTATCAATAACAAATACCAATACCCCACTCACCATCTGATGAGCAGGGTATAGCCTAAATTTGTTAAAATTTATACAGTCAAGCCACTACGCTTAAGTGCCGCTTGGATGATACTTGGTAGCACATCTTTTGGCACACCTGCAGGGTCAGCGATGATTTTGGCGATATCATCACTCTGCACCACCCAGCTTTTTTGATCAACCATTATCACATTGAGATTATTATTCCAGTAGTCAAGATTGACCATAAATCTCTTACCTTGAACCATTCTTGTAATGATGGCTCTGGCGATTTCATCTTCATCTATATCCAAGCTGGGTGCTACGCCCTCAAGCCGTTTGATTTCTGCGTGCAAACCATGCAGATAGTTCATCGCTTGGTTAGTTGCCTGATGACAGGTGATTTGAAATTCCCCTTGTTCCTTTGCATCTGGCTTGATCATTAAGCTATGTGTGTATGCTATCGCTCGTGGTAGGTCTGCCAAATCAATTTCATCAATATGCTGTGTTCCCATATATTGATTAACCATTGTGTATGCAGTGCCATAATCCAATCCGCACCGACTCACCAACATGGATACCGCTTGGCGTAATGGTGTACGATCGCTAACGGTAGACTTGGCAACATAACGACCAGTTTTGCGGATAGTAGGCAAGACTTCATCAAATACCCAATTTTGGAATTTTACCGCTTCGGCTTTATTTGAGCGAAAAATCACACGGTATAAATTTGGCTCATTGATAAAGGTTAGCTCTTGCTGACCACCAACCGTAGGGGTGTAGATTTTTTCTACACCCTTTTTATCTAACTGTTTTGCAACAATATCACGGCTATTTTTGATGGCAAGAATACCAGCGACATCAGGCAAACAAAACCAAATATCGCCGCCATCACGGATAGCAGTGCGAACTTGTTTGGTAGATTCAAAATTAAAGATTGAGATTTGAGTTTGCATTTTTCTGTACCTTTTTGATAGGTTAGTTAAAGCCCACATGGGCGACCAACGGCTCAAAACCTGCAGAAAATCAGGCGGACTTATTCCCCTTTCGGGTCTTGTATTCGTCGCACCGTCGGTCATAACTTATCAAATAAGGTATGCAAATTCATGCACATCTTAGGTTGTCAGATTAACTTAAGAGACGCGCATAAAAATATCACGCTGACGGGGTGATTTCCGTTTTCTGTCGGCTTTTGAGACCGTGAACATACTATACAATAAAAAACCCAATCTGTAAAGACTGGGTTTGGTAATTAGTGATCTTTATGAACCACGCTAAATCTCATTGATTTGCTATCTGGGTAAATATTGACAATATATTTATAATCACCAATAACCTGCGTCTCAGTTGTCGGCTTCAAGCTTTGGTTAAATTTCTTCATCGCCCGACTCATAACTTCTGCAACACTATTGGCGACCTGCTCTTTTGGTAAATCAGGGCTTAAAGTGCGGGCTTTAGCTATTGCAAACGCCAATAAAGCCATCATTCTATCTTCAACATTATCAGAGATTTTAACATTATACATTGAGGTAATGATATTTCCGGTCTTATCCAAATCGCCGTACCAAATAATATCCTCACCCAAATCCACCGAATAAATATTATCATTAGTAGAGACAGACCTTAGCTGAGGATCTACACCTGAAATCTCTTTGATGATATTGTCAATACCTGAGCCAAGCTCCTGTGGCGTCATACCTAAATTTACAGGCTGAACTTCTTCTTTGTCGTCTATTTGAGCCGCATATTCAGCTTCTCGCTGCGCTTTTTCTTCGGCTGCTTGAGCTTCTCGTTCAGCTTTCTGTTCAGGCGTTTCAAGCGCAACGGCGAGCGCACCAATCCCTAAAAATACCGCAAATATGATCCCAAGCCATTTTAATAGCTTTTTCATAGCACACCCTATTTGCAGACTTTCTTAGATGCACTGATTGATCCATCTTTACAGACAAACTTACCATTGCTGCAGTGAGAAACACCACCTTTTTTACCACTGCATGGCGTATTTTTAGCCATGGCAGGGCTGGACGATAAGACAAATACGGTAGCAAACGCACTTAAAACTGATAAAAACTTGTTCATAATAGCACCCTTTGATTGATTGAGTTTTTATTATAAACAAAGTTACACCAATTTAGCAATTACATTGAATTAAACATTGCAATCATTTCCGCCACTTGTATTCTTGCTTTTTGTGCCTCACGCTGCTGCTCATACTCCTGCCGTTGCTCATCTGTCATAGGGTTTGGGTCTATAATCATATAATCAGACAGCTTACCACCGCCCATGGATGCGGCGATCGTTGCAGCTTGTATGTCGCCACGATAGCCGCCAATGGGGTCAATGTCATGAAAAGCTTGCCATTCTAGAAACTCTGCATAGCTCATTTTACTGGCAAGCTCAGCGACGGTCATACCCAGATGAGCCGCCAATTTAAACAAAAATCGGCGGTCAGCATGAGCGATCAGTCCTTTTTTAAGTCATCTACCTTGGCATCAAAGCCATTTACTTCCCTGATCGCTTCAATCAGTTTGGTTAGTGTATCGGCGTGCATTTTGCCTAAATCTTTGATGTCATTTTCGGCAAATACTCGTTTACCTTCTTCATCACAGACCGAAAATGTCACTAAACGCAATGATGATTTGACATCATCGCCTTTATCATGCATAAGCTTACCCTGCTCTTCTACTGTCAGTTTTTTGATATGTACAGTGCCAATACCGTCGATGTCGTAAGCAGTGGGTGTACCAAGATTGCTTAATGCTTTTAGCAAATCGTTTTTTAAATTACTCATGATTTATCCTGTTATCAGTTAATAAAAAAAGGGTGTGTTTGCACCCCTTATTCGGTCAGCTCTTTTGTCGTATCACCAGTGATTGTGATTCTGCCCTTTTTACGCAGTTTTTTCTTAGTATCTTCAGCATCTGTGGTCAGTTCTGCGATAATGCCTTTGAATTGGCGGCTTTCGCTTGTCGCTTCCATGAATTTTAGCTGAAAATACAGCTCTCTACCACTTTCAAAAGATTTTTGTAGCAGTTTATGTGTTTCATCCTCTGGTAGCAGCACATACTCAAACTCTACTTCCGAATTTTCTTTATAATCGACGACAGCATTGACTTGGCGTCTGTCATCTGTAGCAGTAATGTCATCAAGAACTTTCGCCTCAGATGGTACACCACATGATGTTAAACGCTCAATTTTTTTGAAGCTTGAGCTTGTATTTGTTGCTGATACGAACAGCTGATAAAAGCTGTCTTTTGCATTTTCTACAGTATTTGTTTCTGCCATAATAGTCACCTATGCAATTGTTTGCCAAAATTCGTACTCAATGATTGCGCGATAAAGCCCATCATCGTGTACATACACCACGCCACCATACTCTGATGGCTTGATTGTGTTTAATCGCTTGACCGCTTCTTGTGCCAGTGCGATAGTCTCATCATAATCTGCTGCGTAAATATCAATCTGCACACCTACCCACTCATGCCCTGTTGCACCGTCTAGTGTGTTATCTGGCACATTTGACACCAGCGTATAAACCATGAAAGGCGGTGTGCTATCAGCGGTCTCAGGTACGAACAGCGGATAAACACGATCATTGACCAATTCACCCAACAAGCCAAAAATTCTTTTACTTGCTATCATTATCCACCCATGATTTTGTCAATACGCTCTCCCAATTTGTTTTTAAATCGATCCGCAGCATCTTCAGCACCGCTATTAAATGCAGGTCTAAAGATCGGTCTTGCTGCTTGATACTTTGTACCATATTCATTAAAAAACCAGTAATATGCTGAGCCGTGCGTTTTTCCTGAGCCTTCTGCGACATAAATAGCAATCGCCGCACCATCCAAATTTGCAGACTTGCCACGGGTTAGGCGTCGTCTTTTGATGCTTTTGTGATAAAGACCTGATTCTTGAATCTCGTATTTACCTGTGCCTCTTTTTGCGCGTCTTCTGCGTTTTTTGCCATTCTTATCATAATAAAAGCCATCACCTTGACCATAGGACATATAACGGCGGTATGGTGCTTTTGTCATTGGTGCCTGAGATCTGACATATTTGTACATCGGTAATGATGCATACATCAGTGAGCTATACAATGCACTACCTGCTTGCTTGTTAGTAATCTCTTCCCTGGCTTGTTTAAGTTTTTTGCCAAGTTCTTCTGCACCAATCAGTTTCATTGTTCTGCCCCCTGTAGCAGTAGGGTAAGATATTCTCGACCACTTTTATTGTCCGCCAACGGCTCACCAATAATATCGTAGGCTCTACCACGGCACACGACACGCATATTACGCTTAATATCATCTCGATATCTGATTTTAAGCCTTGCCAATATCTCCACGCCTGCCGCTTTCCCAGCAATGACATCTTTGGCAGAGACGGGCGTAAATTGCCCCCAAACCGTATCTATGACAGACCATGTTCGCTTGGGTGCACCTGTTTGCGATCGTGATTGTAAATGCTGCATGAAAGATACTCTATCTTTAAGCTTACCTGCTTGCATCACACCCCCCAAATTTCGATAAGGCTGTAACAACGCCTCAAATCCAAAGGGGATTGATTGCGGCGTTTGATAGTCATTATTGACAGCTTCTCGGTTGTCATACCAATGCCCAACAAGCAGTAACACCGCTTGCTGTACTGCCAGATTGCTTTCATCAAGTAATCCGTCGATGTAATTTGACGCATGAATTAAAGCAGCATTCAAATAATGCATAAGTAAATCATCTTCATCGTCATGATCGATACGGCACTGATGCTTGACCATTTCAAGTGTTATCTTCTGTGTCATCGCTATCATCATCCTTATTTTCAAGCACGGGTTCAGCCTTGTTGCTTGGTACTTTTTTAGCTTTGCTTTGCACTTTTTTGTTTGCGTGAGCCTTGCCAATCAAACCAAACTCAATTAAACGCTTGGCGGTAAAATCATCATCAAGCTGCCTGATATCGCCCTCATAGTATTGCTTATCGCCATAATGCTGTTTTAAGACTTCATATTCCATGATTACCACCATTTGATTGCATTGACCAAACTGGCTAGGGCAAATAAACTCAAACACGCCACCAACCAATTAATTAAAAACCTTACCTTAGGCGATTGTTCGTACTTGTCCAGCATTTTTATCACCCAATTTCCTAAATCTATGTTAAAATTCACCTATGTTTTATCCTTATCCACCAAGGGTAAAAATAGAAAAACCCTAACGCCTGCCAGTGTTAGGGTTTTTTGTCGCTTATTTCGCTACCAAATCGCCATAGATAAACGCTTCAGGGCGATATACGGCTAATGCAAGACGCTCCTCGCAAAGGATAGTAACCAAGTTTCGTACAAAGTCATCCTCGTTCTCGGTTGCCACAGCAATCGCCGCTTGCTGTCGGTCAAAGATTTGTGCACCAAGATTAAATGCACCTGTCAAAAATTTGCCCGTACCCATGGCGGTTGTTTCAACAACTGGCACGCCCCATAAGGTGCGATTTGCCGTACCTTGCGGCAAGCCAATGATATGCCTGTTATCCGCATCTTTTTCTAGCTCAATCTTAGCCCAATCGATTGGGTTTAAGACGATGCCAGAGGCAGGATATTCGGCTAACACCGCTTGTAGCTGTGCCAATCGCAACTGGTCAATGATGGTATATGTGCTAAGCGTCGCTTTGTCTGCAAATGCTGTTGCTTGCGGGATAATGCCCTTAAGATTGCCATTTTCGCCATCACCATTTAGCAGCTGACGATCCTCAACCAGTTTCAAGCCATACATCAAGCGTCCGTTGATATAGCTTGCCAAAGCTGAAGCGTCATCTAAGATTTGTCGTGACGCTTTGACATAATGTGCAAGTGTTCGCACTGATACGCTTTGGGTGTCAAACTTGATATGTGATTGTGCTTTTTTATCACCTTCATTTTGCTGTGCTGCTGCTGAGTTTGTAAAGCCAGTTTCACGCACATATTCAAGTGCATTGCTATCAGTCGTGCCTTGCATTAGCAAGTCACGCACTCGCAGACGCTGATCAGGTGGGGCTACAATGCCACCTAGACGCTGTGTTTGTACCAGTGCACCTGCCGCCCCACTGGTGTCGGTGGTGGCACTGGTAATCGTCGCTTTAACATTTAGCTTGGCTCGGTTGCCTGCGGTCGGATTGTCGGCAAATTGCTTAAACGCATCAGACTCAAACAAACGCTCACCCAGTGACTTTTCAGGCTCTTGATTTTGTGCTCTGCGTGCTTGTTTTTGCTCTACGGCATCAAGGCGTGCTTTAACATCACCCATTGATTTAAGCGCTTCATCAACATCCCCTTTTAAAGTAGATAAGCTGCCTTCACCTTTTTCTAAGCGGCCCGTTAATTCTTCGCCCAAGCCCTTGACATAGTCAGTGGCTTTTGCAAGCTCGGTGGCGAGCTGTTTTGTCATATCAGACATTTATGTCTCCTGTGATCGATTTAATGATTTGTAATGCATCTTTCAGTTCTGCTGGCTCACCCAGCAATTGACGCAAGCCGTGTGATGCGATTGCAGTGGCTTGCGATTTGCTAAATCCTGCATCACGCAAGAATTTTTCAAATTCAGATAAAGTGGGCAGCTGCCCTTGTGCCAAAGCCGATTTGACCACTGTCACGGTCGATGCGTCGTTGGCAGGAAAGGTAACGATTGAGATTTCAAATAAATCCAATTCTTTGAGCAGTAGCACCTCTTTGGTATTGTCATAGTCTGCTTGCTCAACACGATAGCCGATAGATAAGCCGTCAATCACGCCTGCTTTGATGAGTGCGTGTGCTTCACGGGCTTTTGGCACATCATCAATCAGTAATTTGCCCTCACCGTATAGCCCATGTTCATCCTCTTTGAGTGCTGTCCATACGCCGATGGGCTGTGCTCTGTCGTGTTGCCACAGTATCGGCGGCATTTTGCTGCGTGTTTCAAACTTTGCCAGTGATTTGACAAATGCACCTTTTTGTACGCTGTCGCCATAGCTGTCCACAACATCAAAAACATTGCAATAGCCACTAAAAAAGCCGTCATCTTTAACGATTGACGGCTCAAAATTAATTGATTTGGTTTTCATGATCTTGTCCCAATTTCTCAAGTGGTGTTAGATTGAGCTGTACGGTCAGACTGTCGCCACCTGACATTGGCGGCAGATCTTCTAAGGCACGCACCTCATTACGAGTCATCACGCCATTTTGTAGCATGGTTGTGTAAAAATTAGCACGCCCTTGGCTGTCAGCACGCAGCAGACCCTCAACGCTAAATTTAGGGCTGTACTGCGACCGCTCGGAGGGATTGAGCAGCTTTTTACGAATCGCCTGCTCAATGCGTTCAAGCGTTGGGCGTAAGCTGTAAGTCAAAAAGCCTAAATTCATGCCCTCAAGGCTCGATGCCCATGAGCTTGCCTTATCGGTATGACCGATCAGCTGCGGAGGCACACCAAAAGCTCGGCATATCTCTTCAATGCCAAAATACCGAGTTTCAAGCAACTGAGCATCGCTTGGGTTCATCTTAACCCCGCTAGATGACACGCTCATACCAGCTTCTAGCACCATGTATTTGCCAGCATTCTCAGGCTTTGAAAAATATTCAAGATTACCTCTTAGCTTTTGCCTTTGCTCGCTGTTTAAGATATTGTCAGTCTGCAAAAAGCCGCCAGCTTTTAAGTTATTGCCAAAAGTGTGGCTTGCAGCATTGTTGGCGTCAATTTGTGCACCCATCACGCCTGCTTGATAGCGGATTGGCGACAAGCCAACCAAGCCATCCATGGTAAACCCTTTGATATGTAACACATCTTCAGCACCAAAAATATCCTCGCCGACTTTATAGCTAATATCACCATCACGATTTCTTTTCACTACGGTAATTGATGGGTCTAATATATCAAGACTAACCACCCTACCGCCCAATCGTGTGATGTACACATAGGCATTGCCCCACAGGTCAAGACTGACAATCACCGACTCCCAAAATTCAGACGCTGTCATGTCCGCATTTGGGCTGTCATGCAAAATTCGGTACAAATGGTGATCTGTTGCCAATTCCTTGCTATCAGACTTTAAGTGCAGGGGCAAACTGGCGATAGTCTGACTTCTTAATCGTACACACGCCCAAACTGCCGATAATTTTAAAGCGGTTTCTGCGGTTACTGCCGTGCCAGATGGCATGTGCATTGAGTTAAACGGAGCAACTTCGCTACCTTTATCAAGTCGCTTACCGCCCCCAAACAATCTGGCGTAAAACCGTGACCACCAGTTTTCATCATTCATAATTCACCCAATAAAAAACCTGCACCGTTAATCGATGCAGGTAAATAATTTGTCTTGTGTGCTACAAAGGAAAAGAGATTAAGCAATAATCATATTATCAAAAAATTCATCCACATTCCCAGTATCTGTATGCACAATCGCCCTAGATAAAGCCATAATCAATGCGACCATACCGTCAATCTTATTCTCAGCCCTTTCCTTGTTTGGATAAATATTATCCTTTTTATCAAGGGTTGCCACCACATTTGACGCTTGCCAAGTTAAAATTGGGCAATCACCATGTGCCAGTCGCTTTTGTAGCACCAACGCCTCAAGCTCTTTCATCGGCTCGCTCATGTTTTGCACGGTGTGTCTTAGCTCGACCATCACCATGCCTTCTTTTTCCATCTCTTGGGCAAGCTGTGTGGCTTGCCATGGGTCATAAGCCACTTCTTGCACATCAAAACGACCATAAAACTCACGCAAATCGTCCTTAATGGCATCAAAATCCACCACCTCCCCCATGGTCAGGGTGAGCAGGCTATCGGCATCCCATGCTCGATAACGCTCAGTGTTACTATCAAGCTCTTCAAGCACACGCACATCTGGCAAATAATAACGCCCATGTACATGGTAATTGGGATCGTCAGCTGTCGGTGGAAATAGCAAAATTAGTGCCACCATGTCAATTTTTGTGGCAAGATCAAGACCGATAAAGCAAGGACGGCCTGTCAGTGCAGACAACGGCAACCGCTCTGGAGCATTTGCCCATTTTGCCATGTTCAGCCAAGCATTTTTTGCACCCACCCACTCATTTAGGTGTTTCGTTCTAAAAATTGCCTGCTTAGCAGCACTCATTTTGGCATCACGCTGTCTTGCCTGTAAAAACTCAGCCGATACTGAGATATCCATGTTTGGATTGGCTTTTTTAAGTGCAATTTCGCTTGTCCAATCATCGTCTTTGTCCATGCCATATAGCACCGCCCAAAGGTCGGGAATATCCATTACCCCATCAAGCATTTTTTCAGCATCTCGCACCATCTGATGGCACGCACCCCCGATGGATGAACCTGCTGTAGTAATCACAAGCATAATCGGCTGTTCTCGTGCACCCATGCCCGTTTCCATGGTGTCGTACAAATCGTTATTTTTATGCTCATGGTACTCATCAATGATGGCACAAGATGGGCTTGAGCCATCACCAGGCTTACCAATGATCGGTTCAAATCGTGAGCCATCGGCTAAGCGTGCCATGTTCGATGCATTGACTTCAATGCCGTAAAAGTCTTTAAGTGCTTTGGTACGCTCAACCATGATTTTAGCTGGTCGAAATACTTCCCAAGCCTGTTTTTCGGTGGTTGCACCGCTATATACTTCAGCACCAAACTCGCCATCAGCACAAAACATATAATTGCCAATGCCTGCTGCAATGGCAGACTTACCATTTTTACGACACACAAAAATTAAAATCTTAGTATAACGACGAAACCCCGTCGCTCGCTTAATCCAACCAAATGGCAGGCAGCAAGCAAAGATTTGCCACGACTCAAGGGCGATTTTTTCGCCTTTTGATGCCCACTTGCCCTTGGTATGCGGTAAAAGCTGGATAAACTTTGCCACCTTTTCTGCCTTGGCAGGGTCAAAAAAATACGGATAATCAGGGTTAGTTTCGCTGTTTTTTAGCTCGTCTAAGTGCTTTTGGCAGGCCAATTTAATGTATTTATTGGCGATAATCTCACCAGATAGCACCGCATGAATGTAATCTAAGGCTTTTTGTACATTGGGATAAGTCATAAATCTGCAAAAGGATTGGCGATAGGTTCGCTGTTGGCTGCACCTGTCAGCCGTGTGCGTGATGATGGGTCAAGACCCAGCAATGACCCAAACTTCATCATCTGCGTTTTAGCTTCGTTAATGATGGTGAGTGCAGGGTTTTTATTCAGCTTGCCGTTGTCATCCATGATAACAAGCCCATACCGCTCCACTTCTTGTTCAGCTTCACGCCACCTACTGTAGCTCATGCAAAATGCTTCGACATTATGCACATCTGCCACAGTTAGCACGCCAGTTGCCAACAATTCAGGCATCACAGTACACCACATGGTCACGGCAGTACCTGTCATCCATACTGGCGGTTCGATTTCGGTGATTTGTGCAAATTTGGGTTCGTTTTTGTTCAGGGCACGCTTGCCAGGGTTGCCTGTCAATTCTTTAATAGCTGTTGGTTTTGGTTTTCGCCCTTTCATTTTTCCACCTGTTAATTTATCTTAACTTACCCTAAAACTTCCAATTTCGCGGTCGTAAAAATTTTTTTTAGGGGGCGGTGCTACAAGACAATCTTTCCAAACTTTTTACCCGCCCCTCCCGTCCTGTGCTGTCTTAATCTTGTGACAAGAACTACAAAGTGACTGCAAGTTTGCCATATTGTCTGTGCCACCTTTCGCCTTGGGTATGATATGATCCACATCGGTTGCGTGTGTGTATCGTGCATCAGCTTTGCACATTTGACAAAGATACTTGTCACGCTTAAGCACCTGTAATCTTAATCGCTTCCACTGGCTACCATAGCCACGCTCTGACGCTGATTTATTATGTTGCCAGCCATGGCGGAGGTGCGCGTGTTCATCACAATAACCCTTCATTAATCTGCTTTTAACAAGATTTTTGCACAGTCTGGCTCTGCATGGTGTTGTCATATTTCTTCCATAAAAAAAGTGCACCTTTTAATTAGGTGCACTCCTCAAGTTTGATAATATCTTACTATTGGACTGTCGACAAAACAAGGCTTATTTGTAGGGTTTATGTAAATGAATACAGTTTATGCAATAGCCCAGCTAAAAATGATTCCGCTTTAATGAGGGCAGATCTAACATCATGGCGGCTTGCTCGGCTCTTGCCCCGATACCCAATAGCACTCAAATAGCGTACCGCAATCTTTTCATGAGACCACCCCCATACATAAAACATCATAAACACATTGGCTGACACTGAGCAATATCTCGCCAGTTCACTGACCCCCCTATCAATTTGCAAGCCCCGATCATCTGTCATCACATATACGCGGCGATTTGCTGGTAGCTTTGATCGCTCAACCATTAGCCAAGTGCTTTTAGTTTTCAAGCAATCAGGGTTATCACGCACCCATTTACCCCATTCTCTGTATTCATTCATACCGCCCCCTTGATTCTTTTAATTTCATCTTGAATATACCAAACAGCCTTTTGCAAGTCCTGAATATCACTGTTACCATCTTTTAGCCCTGCTCGCCAAAGGTATTTGATGGCGTTGCCTATATTAAAATTACGATGGCGTGTAATCTGTATGCACTCAATGCCTGATGGGTCTGATGTGTAATGACTTGGGTGATTGACTGCGTCATTTTCAGTTTGTTTTAATTCATTCATCATCTGCTTATCTCTGCTGATTTATCTTCATAGACATCCACCAGCTGATTAAATTGACCGACAAACTCGTCCCAATCCATAACCTGCTGCTTGTCATCAATGACGACAGTGACAAAATTGCTGTTAGCGTCTTCACCTAGTACTTTGGCGTATTGGTCGGTACTTGGATTGTAGTAATATCTCATACTTCTATAATCTCCACATCATGAAAATACTTCACCATCTTACGCTTAATTCGATAAACTTTATCTTTAGCTGTGATGGCGCTTTTGACATCTTCGACGATGATTTGCCCAAGGTTGTCTTTGTAGCGAAAATCTGCGACATAATCGACGCCTCTTTCACGCCTGCCAATAGTTTCAAAGTATTGGCTAGGTATCAGCATAAATTTTGGCTGACATTCCAAATCATTGATCAATCCATCATCTTGCATCGATTTGAGCAATTTATAGCGTTCAGCTTCTTTTTTACTGTCAAAAGTAATGCCATCAATTTGTGTTTTTTTGTTTTTGTACTTCACGAACTTTATCCCGGTAAATTTTGTAAACAGTGCATGCTCGTCTGGTCTCATCATTTCGCAAGCCTGCGTAGTAGATAGATCTTAAAACCATCACATCGTCGTAATCCAAGTCAGTGATTGAATGCCAGATATCACGGTGACATGGTTCTCGTTTTCTCATACTAACCGCCCTGTGATCTTCCCAAGCGTTGCAAAGATTTCATCCTGACGATCTTTTGATACAGGCCAATGCTCATCATTGGGCTTGTTTTCAATCGCAGGTGGTGGTGTGTAAACTTGGCAAGTGATACCGTCTTTGACAAAGCGATTAACGATCAGCTCATACTCATCTTTGAACGCATTTTCAGCACGCCATTTGTCATGTTCTGACTTGATATCCTGCCAAAGGTGGTAGGTGGCATCATAGGCTTGTTTTTCAGCAACAGTGATCACCGTGTTCTTAGGATGAGCAATCCACTTCAAGATATTGCCCAGAGCACCTGATTTGCCACGATAACTGTCTGAAATGGCATCGTCATGGCTAAAGCTTGCTAAACCCAAACACCAGCGACGAAACAAAGCTGCATCTGGACAAAAACCCTTGCTTACCATCGTGTTGATACCCACAACCAACTGCTCAGGTGTCAAATCTTGTGTGACAAAAGCAAAAATATTCACCACATCTGCAGTTTTCATAGCACCATAGCGTTTTTCAAACGAACCAACAGCTAAGCCTTGTATGACTGCCACCAAGTGTGACGGACTGTGAATTTGAATCATCAAGTTACTCATGCGTCACCCCAAGTTTTGGATTTGCGTTTTTGCTGTAAAAATTTTCACCAAAGTTATTCGCCATGGCTGCCAATTCATCAGTGCGATTCGTTGGTTTTTTGCTGTCCGATCTTGATAACCATTGACGAAATTTCTGTCTTCTCACAAAGTCAGTATTCAGCGGTTTACCAAGCGTGGCTTGATTGTCGTAGTACGCCTTGAAATCTTGCAAAGTGATTTGATACTGCGATGCATTGAGTGTGACATTCACGCCTGCCCTAAGCAATTCAGATTGCATTTCCTGCATGGGTGGTGGTTGCCAATCCGCCAAGCTGCAAAAATTTTGCTCGCGCGCGTTAGTGTGTGTATATATATTATTGGTTATTGGTTTATGGTTATTGGTTGGTTGAACGGTCGTTGAACGGTCGTTAATTTCCTGTTGAACGGCTGTTGAACGGTCGTTAATGTGATGTTCATCATTTGCTTGCTGATTGTTTTCGTCTTGTTCAGCTTTCTTTTTACGAGCGTTAGCCGAAGCTTTGCCAGCATTTGATGCAACTTCTTGCTTTTTCTTGTATTCTGCAATTTCTTCATCGCATCGTGCTTGGTGATAGCCATCATCTTCCAAAATAAAAAAATCTTCCAGCACCATATCCACTGCTTTTTGCAGTTTTTTGGTTGTTGCTCGAAGGTAGCGATAAATTTTATTTTTATCTGATGGTAAGGGTAATTCGTTTGAATAATACCAAGCGAGTGCACGATGATACATGCACTCTTCTTCGACACTCAAATGAATGGTTGCATTGTTAAAATCATTAATGTTGTGACTATAGTAATGCATCAGTTCACCTCCGCCGCATAGTAAACGCAATAAATATGATTGGTGCTATCACGAAGCTTCTTGTTTTTGATCAGCGTTTTGCCTTCACGCTGATTAAACCTGCTCACTGCCGAGCCTGCCGCTTTGATCCCAAATTGTTTTTTGATTTGAGCTGATGTCATGTGCTCACCTGTTTTTTGTAGATGCGATAGCAGCAATCTAATCTTGGCATTTGGATTTTTATACTGGCGGCAGGCGTGAGCTTTGCACACCATTTTCTTTGTCTGCTCTTTATT